CGCAAAGATCGTGCCCTGCGCCGGATCAGGCCGACCATGTCAGCCGACAGGTACACCGACACACTCAAAGCTGTTGCCAAGATGGATTCCGGGCAGCTCTTGGCTTGGATCACAGCGACTGAACGGCACTTGGAGTTGATCAGGCATGGGCATTGATGAGCTGCACCAGTTGTTTCTCAGCATGGCAGTGACAGAGCGCCGGCTGCCTGTCGCCATTCGAAAGCAGAAGCTGGCAAGCTGGCCAGACTTCCCTGCCGATTGGCATGGCTATGGCTGGACCCAGATCGGGGAAGTCAGGCTGCGGCCAACCGGCGAACAGATCGATGACATGGATCGGGCACACAGGCTTGTGATGGGTCTGGATGAGGAAGACAGGCGGCTTGTGCTTGCCGTGGCGCACAGCGCTGTGGGAAGGGACAGAGGCCCAAGATGGAGCAAGCTGGCTCACATTCTTGGGCTGAACGATCCAAGGATCGTGAAAAGGCACTACAGGGATGTGCTGACTAGGCTGTACTATTCTCAGTCATAAGTTTTTCGAGTGGTGTTGGAGCATCTTTGAGCAAACCATCCAAAAAATCTCTGGGCAGTGAATTATTAAGCCATCCTCGTCGCAGGTCTTCTATTGAACCAAATAAATACCAACCCTGGCCATCGGCGTCTTCCCAGTAGTACTCACCAAAAATTATTAAGCCATCCTCGTCATAAACTGGGTTGTGGACATTTTGTATTTTTCTCATGTGTCAGTTCCTCGCAAGCTCCCTAAAGTGTCCCTGCAATTTATGGCATCGACAAACATGTATGCTAGTTCAAGCGGGCTGATGCCGGCTTGCAGCGCATGCCGAAGCTGAGTGTCATAGTTTTCGATGCCCATGAAATGAAAGCCAGCAATGTCCTTGAATTCATCGCAGAACCGTATCTTGTAGCTTGCCAGCTCCAAAGCGGCGTCGCGCTTTAACACGGCGCAAAGCTGTGATGCTGCTAGGCGTAACTCTGGGGGTGTTTGGTGTGTCATGTGAAAGCTCCCTAAAGCGTCCCTGCCATAGCATGCAGCAGGATGGTGATGATGTACAAGCTGGCGAAGAACGCCAGCAGCACAATGGTTTCGAAGATGATTTGCAGGACAGTCATGTCTCGCCACCGCCCCAAGAGCCATCAAGGATTTTTGACAGCGAGATTGTTTCTGCCGGGCAGCCGGCTTTGACCCAAGCCTGATGGCGTTTAACCATCTCTATTTGATGGGGCGTGGCAGGCTTAAACTCAGCCTCGCCTGTAGCAGCGTTGGTCCAGACGATGTCGATGCTGCCGTCAGCCCACTCAATGAAATCATCCACGTTGAAATCCCAGTGATCGAAATCAATCTCAGAATTTGTCATCTCTGTCTCTCTGTGGGGCGGGGCCGTTAGGCCGCCGCCTTGTAGTTGTCCCAGAAGCGGTCGATGTCGGCCACAACGTGTTTCTTGAGTTGGTTGCCAGTTACCTTCTTAATCACCTCACCTGTTTCGGGGTGTTTCAGGTAGCCTGTGAATTCACCGTAAGGATTTGCATTGTATCCCATGTACTGGCTTTTGATGTTGAAGCCGCGATAGGTGTAGAAAGTGCGGCGGAGGCTAGCATCAGCCTTGAGGCGAACTGGCTTTTCATCGGCGGTATCCAGTTGCTTGATGGGGTCAGCTTCCTCTGCCGCCTCTTGGTTGATGAGGTCGCGCTGGCGCTTGACCGTCTTGAAGAAGTCCCAAACAAGCCACTGCCTGATGCCACGCTTGCGGCTGTCGCCGGTGCCAAGCGGCTCGCGGGTGTAGAAGAATTTATATCCCCCGCGCTGGCCGACTGTGAGGAACATCAGCGCGTCGTCAGTCTCGACATTGATAAATACGGAGCCATACTCGGAGCGCTCAATGGTAACCACAGCACCAATGTCTGCGGCGTCTTCCTCAATCCACTTGATGATTTGCTCTTGCTTGGTCATCTCTATCTCCCTGTTGAATTACCTCACACCTCTAAGTTAGTGAGCATGACATGTCATGTCAAGACATATGCATAAGGATATGTAGGGGGTTGCGAATGCCGTCAAATTCTGTATCTTTGATTTAAGCTTGCACAGCCTACCGGCTGCTGCTGGCTTACTTTCCTCCAAATGAAACTATTTGGGTCGGTCAGTGTCACTAACTGCAAGCGAAGCGGTCGGGGCACTGCCGGCTCAAGTTTTGGCAAGGTGCGATGGCTCTCAGGAAAATCAACAAGACGCTGATGCAGGACATAGCTGACAGGCTTGGCAGTGGTGAAACATTGCTCAAGATCACGGCTGAGCCAGACATGCCAAGCTACAGGACCGTCACGCGCTCAGTGCTGAAGGATGACGAGCTGTACGAGATTTATCGCAAGGGACGGCTCATGCAAGCCGAGTACTACAGCGATCACATCAATGACATTGCCATGGCTCCGCTGCCTGACGATGTCGATCCGCGCATGATCAATGCGGAAGTGCAGCGTCGTAGGCTAGAGGTGGACACGCTCAAGTTTACTATGGGCAAGCTACAGCCTTGGGGATTGCGGGATAAGAAGGAAGAGGCGCCAGCTCAGCAGAGCATTACGATTAGCTGGCAGGGCAATGAGGTGACGGCAGAGCAGGGGGAAGGATAGGGATTGTCCCTATATATCGGCTGCCTGTTTGGCCCAGCTTCGCGCGCGAGGTGACACTCAGACTGAGCGATGGTGACCGCCTGAGTTGTGCGGTGACCTGATGCGCTGTGTCCCGCAGAATTCCTAGGGAAAGCAGGGCATGCCGCACGATCTGGCAACAGGTTGGCAACAGCCGGCAAGGATTCGTCTGGGATTTTGGCCGTACGGCGACCCCACCCTCCGGCCGCAACCCGCCGCCTGCATAGACAATAATCTTCCCGAACTATGGAGCCTCACATCCATGCAGATTGTCATCCCCTATGCGCCCCGCCAGTTACAGGCGAAGCTGCATGACCAGCTATCGCAGAAGCGCTGGGGCGTGGTTGTCTGCCATCGCCGGTTTGGCAAGACGGTCATGGCGGTCAATCACTTGCTGCGTGATGCGATCCTTAATGACAAGCCCAGCCCTCGCTATGCGTACATGGCCCCGACATATCGTCAGGCGAAGAATGTTGCATGGGATTATTTGAAGCAGTTTGCCGGCAAGATACCGGGCGTCAGGTTCCATGAGACAGAGCTTCGGTGTGATTTGCCGAATGGTGCGAGGATCAGCCTTCTAGGCGCTGAGAACCCGGATAGTCTGCGGGGCATCTACCTTGATGGCTGCGTGATGGATGAAGTCGCGGACATGCCTGAGAGCGTGTTTCCTGAGATACTTCGCCCGGCGTTATCTGATCGGCAGGGTTGGTGTGTGTTCGTTGGAACGCCGCGTGGAACGAATATGTTCTATGATTTTTATGAGCTGGCGGCCGGCGATGATGACTGGGTTGCTGCTGTTTATAAGGCCAGCGAGACGGGCATTCTGCCTGATGACGAGTTAGAGGCTGCACGGGCGATGATGTCGCCTGACCAGTACCAGCAGGAATTTGAGTGTAGCTGGGTCGCGAATGTGCCCGGCTCTATTTACGGCAAAGAGATGCAGACGGCTCTTGAAGAGGGCCGGATTACGAATGTGCCGTATGACCCATCGATGAAGGTTCAGACATTTTGGGATTTAGGCGTTGGTGACGCTACTTCTATTTTTTTCGCACAGACCGGCGGGTCAGCGGGAAAGGCCATACATGTCATTGATTATTATGAGGCGCGCGGTGAAGGCTTGCCGCACTACTGTCAGGTACTACAGTCTAAAGGTTACCTTTACGGCGATCATTTTGCGCCGCACGACATTGAGGTTCGTGAGCTTGGTACTGGAAAAAGTCGCCGCGAAATGGCGTGGGATTTGGGGCTGAATTTTAGGGTGCTGCCTAAGTTGCCGTTGGATGATGGCATTCATGCAGCGCAGATGCTGATCCCTAGATGCTATTTTGACCGGGACAAGTGCAAGCAGGGGCTTGAAGCTCTGCGGCACTATCACCGGGCCTATAATGAGAAAAGCAGAACATTCCGCCTGACGCCGGTACACGACTGGTCGTCACATGCAGCCGACTGCTTCCGGTACATGGCGATCGGGATACAGGAAAGCCGGATTAATGTAAGGCCGCCACAGCAACGCGCGGTTACAGATTACAATCCTTTTGAAGCAGTGAGGGCGTAACATGCCGGGACACTATTCGGGAATGTCGTTTGAGCGTGGGCGGGGCAGCTCACGCAGTCGCAGCGCCGGCAGGGGCAGCGGGTTTTCAAGCGGTGGTAGCGGACGCACGCGCAGGGACGACACAGACCGGCAGCGCGTGGCCGATACGCCAA